GCTGACTGCTCGCACATCAAAACGTAGTGACCCACATTTGAGTTGGGGTTCGGGACAAACTTAATGACGACCCAAGCGGAAAAACCACCGTAGTAATCAGTATGAGTTGGACCCAACAAACGTTGCGCTGGATGTACGACGCGAAGGTTCACACCACGGCTCTTAGCATATTTACCCAGAAAAGCTGGCCCACCAACAACCAGTTCAGGTGTGGTGAGCAAGTCCTCCGGGACCATCGCTATGTATGCTGCTACGTTAGGCTTGACACCGGCTCCGGTGTCAACGCATACAAGGCCGCAGAATGGATGACCTTCTAAGTCAACTGCGAAATTGGCATGGGACGGATGTTGAAACTTGATTTTAATGTCTGGCGGGGCGGAACAGATGAACTGGTCTGCCAACAACTTACCGACGTCAACTTTCGGGGGTGGTGGTTTACCCGCCTCCGTTAGCTTATCAAGCGCCTTATCAACCTCCGGGGGGTTTACGGCATCATTCGTGCGGGGTACCTTAGACTTACCTCCGGTGCCTTTATTGACGATCGAAGACCATCTAAAAGCTCTTTCCGGAGGACCCGCCCCGACGAATAAAGGGCTCTCGTCCTGAGCCCAATAAGTAATGAGATTGAAACAAGCGTTGCTTGTTGACACCTTCTTAGTAAAGGCGACACCAAAACACTCGTACACCCCAGCCACCAACCGACAGACCCAGACGTCTTGACGTCCGAGCCTGTACAATTTGTGGTCGAAAGTGCAATCCTCACAACCCATGTACCGTGTGGCGATTAGCGTTCGCAGCTCCTCATTCCACCTCCCTATACCCCCACCCTGGTCAAGTAATTTCTGGACATCCTCGTCGCTATCGAGTATGACCGTACGAACCTGACCTGGACCTTCTGCTCGCGGAAGGGAACGCGGCTCGACAACACCTAAGCGGGGTGTGCGTGCGGCATGTAGAGTCATATACTCCACTTGTGAAATCGCTTCTTCAAATGCGCTGACCTGATTACAGGCTTGGTTGGAAAACGTGTTACTAACCCGTTTCGGGGGTGCGTGATGGTCAGTTGTGACAGCGTTGCCAGTCAGGCGACACAACCTCCACTTCCGCAAAATCGGTGTTAACCTTTGAGGCTTTCCTCAGGTGAGTGTAAACCACCCCAGCTGCTGGCGGATGACCTTGGCAGCCTTGTGATTTTTCTCCACCTCTCCGTTCTCTCTGACCCAACGCCTGAGCATGGAGAGACCCGGGTACGGGCAAAAGAACTACAGTGGTAAGGCTCGTGCTTGGTTTTCGCACGCTACCTCTCTCCACCCAAATTTGTACATCAGAATAGTGAGCTCGTGTATGGGGTTACCTGCCCCTAGATTCCATCACCGTCTTTAGCGACAGCGACTAAACTACTGCCCGGTATACAGAGCAACACATTTCACTAAACCTTCACCTACATCTATTCCAACAGTTCTATTAGTCCACAATAGCGACAGTTTCACTAAACTGATAAAAACAAGGAGCTTATCCCTTGGCATTGGTTATTCACCATGACCGACTACATTGCTAGGTGAGAGAAGACGTCGACTACGGTCGATGCTTCTGCTGCCACCTCGGAAACGGCTGCCATAAGCGCCGACCCTCTAGCAATCCCTGTAGCGATCTTCGCTGGTACCTTATTGACCACAGACACAACTTTACCTAGACCATCGATATCTACTGCATTCTTAGTAGTTAAACCTTGAACGCTTTGACCGATGATCTCTGACCGTACAATCAGCTCAAACGCAAACGACTGCCCATTAGCAGACGCTGGCACGCCAGTAACCATAAAGGCCATGACGGGAGAGCCGACTCCATAACCAAACGAACTTATTGATCCAGAAGACCACAAGTAGGTTTGGAGAGGATCAGTG